GACAAAGCATCATATCTTGCTCTAGACTTAAGCCACGATGAGATCAAACACAGAACCGTTCACTTTCGCTGAACTGCAGGAGGTAACCTCGCTTGGCAGAGGCGAAATCCGCGAGTGCATCAATCGCGGGATCATCAGCGCACCGGCCGGCGTCGGGCAGGGAAACCACCGCGCTTATTCCACATGGAATCTGGTCGAAGGGGTGATCGCCGCGGCGTTGTTGAAACACGTTCGCGCCGGCTCTGTCGCCCATGGCATGACGCGATTGCGCTCGATGCTCGAGTATCGGCACATCGATCCGGAGGAATACTGTAAGGCGCCGAGCTTGTTTGCTTTCTCCGATTTTAAGCTGGTCTTTCCGCCGCGCTCCGAACCGGACGACAAAGCCGGTCCGCCAATGGGCGAGGAGATGGGTGAGGGCGGGTACCTCCTGGCTACTGCTCAGGCAAGCAACGAGCCATATTATGGCCCGCCGTTGACGCCCGGCACTCCGTTAGCGGCCGTCTGTCGGCTTTCGATCGACCTCGCTCAGGCAGTTCGGTTTGTGAACCATATGATTGAGACCAAGTTGTAGGATCCTCTATGCATAAAGCAAAGCACGGTAACATAAGAACGCCTCTCGACCGTGGTCCCACCGATCACACTTACCGCTCCGAGTTTTTTCCAGCAGGTCAAGAAAGATTGTCGACGCAATCGGCGCCAGAGGGTGCGCCACGGCCATGGCCGGCCGACCGGATCGAGCGCTGGCCGATCGAGCGATTGATCCCATACGTCGACAACGCACGGCGGCATAGCGAGGCGGACCTCGACAAAATCGCCGCCTCGATCGGCCGGTGGGGCTGGACTAACCCGGCCCTGGTCGACGAGCAGGGCGTGCTGATTGCCGGCCACGCGCGTGTCGCCGCTGCTCCAAGAGCGGGGGTAACCTCGATCCCAGTGATTGTCGCACGCGGTTGGAGCGAGGAGGAAAAGCGCGCCTATCGCCTGGCCGACAATCAATTGGCGGCGCGGGCGAGCTGGGATTTCGAGCAGCTCCGCAACGAACTCCAGGGGCTCGGATTTGATGGTTTCGATCTCGGCCTGATTGGTTTTGAACCGGATCGGCTCGAAGACATCCTGGCCGGCTTGGGATCGAGCGGTCTGACGGATCCCGATAGCGTCCCGGAGGTGCCCGAGCAACCGGTCACTGAGCCGGGCGACCTATGGCTGTTGGGAGGCAACCGGGTCCTCTGCGGCGACAGCACCAACGCGGCGGATGTCGCGCAAGTGTTGGCCGGATCTGAGCCTCACCTGATGATCACCGATCCTCCTTACGGGGTCGGCTATGAACCGAGCTGGCGGGCGCGCCGCAACCTTAGCCAGGGCAGGCTCGCGCGGGGCAAGGTGCTCAATGACGATCGCGCGGACTGGCAGGAAGCCTATGCACTGTTCCCCGGTGATACCGCCTATATTTGGTTCGGGGCGTTGCACAGCCATGTCGTCGCCGCTGGCCTCGCTGCTTGCGGGTTCCAGCTTCGCGCTCAGATCGTCTGGGTCAAGCAGCACTTCACGTTGAGCCGTGGCGATTATCACTGGCAGCACGAAACCTGTTGGTACGCGGTGCGCGATGGCAAGACGAGCCACTGGCAAGGCGACCGCACGCAGACGACGGTCTGGCAAATTCCCAGCAACAATCCTTTTGGCAACCGGCAACGCGAGCAGAGCTGGGGGCATGGCACTCAGAAGCCGGTGGAGTGCATGCGGCGCCCGATGGTCAACAACAGCCGGCCCGGCCACGCGATCTATGACCCGTTTCTCGGCTCGGGCACCAGTCTGATCGCTGCCGAAATGAGCGGCCGGATCTGCCATGGCATCGAGCTAAGTTCCCGTTACACCGATGTCATCGTGCGGCGCTGGCAGCTCTTCACAGGGCGCAGCGCAACGCATCAAGCCTCGGGTCAGTCGTTCGACGAGCTCGCCGCCGGGCGCGACCATGATCAATCAGGAGCCGCAGGTGGCGAGAACAGCCTTTGTCATGAATGATGCGCTGCGCGAGAAGGTGCGGCACCTGGCCGGTCTCGGTGTCCCTCAGGACGACATCGCTAAGATCGTCGGTTGCGCGCCGAAGACGCTGCGCAAGCGCTTTCGTAACGAGCTCGATCGCGGCGTGGCGGAGGCCAATGCGATGATCTCCGGCTCTTTGTTCACCGCCGCCAAGGCGGGCAATATTGCGGCGATGATCTTCTGGCTGAAGACCAGGGCGCGTTGGCGCGAGCGGATGGCGGCGGACGACCCAGCTCCGAACGCTGATGCCGAGTTGAGCCGGGAGGTGGTCCTCGTCCTGCCTGATAACAACCGCGATCCGGAGCTGACGCAGGTGCTGCAAGACGCGCAACAGAAATATTTCGCCCGGAAACGACAATGGCAGCACCTCCCGGCATCGGGCACATAATCTCAATGCTCGAGACCGAGATCCGAGAGGGAGCGCCGTGCAGACCGATCGCATCATGAGGGTTCTGACCGATGGCCGGCGCGACCAGCTCCTCTACAGCGCCAGACGGACTGCCGAGATGCGCGGCAGGTGACCAATGTCGCCGTCGGTGGGGACCACGATATCGGCGCAACCAGGACCTCAGACCGAGTTTCTGCGAACCGCTGCGGACATCTGCATATATGGCGGTGCCGCCGGCGGCGGGAAGACGGTCGGACTGATCCTGGAGCCGCTGCGCCACGTCGGCCGGGTCGCAAACTTTACTGCGGTATTCTTCCGGCGCACCACGCCCCAGATCACCAATCCCGGCGGGTTATGGGACGAGAGCCAAAACTTCTATCCGCGGCTCGGTGGCACCCCGCACCTGCGAGCGCAAGAATGGCGCTGGCCACGCGGCGGCAAGATCAAGTTTTCGCATCTTCAGCTGGCCACCACGGTCTACGACTGGCAGGGCGCGCAGATCACATTGATCTGTTTCGACGAGCTGACGCATTTCACGGCGCATCAATTTTTTTACTTGACCAGCCGCAACCGCTCGACCTGCGGTGTGCGGCCGTACATCCGTGCCACCTGCAACCCGGACGCGGACAGCTGGGTGGCCGAGTTCCTGGCGTGGTGGATCGACCAGGAAACCGGGCTTCCGATCCCCGAACGAGCCGGCGTGCTGCGCTATTACATGCGGGTCTCGGAAAAGATCATTTGGGCCAATCGGCCCGAAGATTTGATCCAGCACCTGCCGCCGCAGACCCTTCCGCCGGGCGTCGACCCGCCGCGGCCGATCAGCGTCACGTTCATCCCGGCCTCGGTATTCGACAACCCCGCTCTGTTGCAGGTCAATCCGGAATATTTCGCCTGGCTGCTGTCATTGCCGCTGCTCGAGCGCGAGCGGCTGCTGGGCGGCAATTGGAAGATCCGGCCGGCTGCCGGACTCTATTTCAAGCGGCAATGGTGTGCCGTCGCCGACGAGGCTCCGGCGGATCTCGACGTCGTCCGCTACTGGGATCTCGCGGCGACCGAAAAGACCGAGCTCAACGACCCGGATTGGACTGTCGGCGTCAAGCTCGGCCGCGATAAGAACGGCGGCTACTGGCTGCTGGATGTGGTTCGCGCGCGGGCGAACCCGGGGGACGTGGAGAGATTGCTTCTCAACACCGCGACACAGGACGGCAAGCGTGTCCGCATCGGGTTCGGCCAGGATCCCGGGCAGGCCGGAAAGAGCCAAGCGCTTCATCTGGTGCGCGCGCTGAGCGGCTTCACCGTGGCGCCGGCAACAGAGAGCGGCGACAAGCTGACGCGGTTCGGGCCGTTCAGTTCACAGTGCCGCGCCGGCAATGTGAAAATCCGACGCGGCCTCTGGAACGAGGACCTGTTTCGCGTCCTCGAAGGGTTCCCCGATCTCGCCCATGACGACGAGATCGACGCCTGCAGCGGAGCCCACGAAATGCTCAATCCCAACATGAAGGGCTGGGGTGCCTATGAACTCGCTCGACGGCAGGCCGAGGAGCTGCGGGCCGAGCGCCAGGCAACTTCGGGACGCCCCGAACCGACATATGCCCCCGGCTCCATGGAATGGCTCGCCCAACAGAAGAAGCCGGGCTGAACCCGGGGACCGTGCCCGCACCGACCTGGTCGCCGGGACCC